GGGGAAGTGATGAACGAACGAATTAAAGAACTTTGGGAACAGTGTAAGACTCCTGATTGGCATCAAGACAATCCCACTTACGATCACGAAAAGTTTGCCGAGTTGATTATAGAGGAGTGTGCTAGGGAGGTTGAAGTATTTGCACGAAAGTGGTGGTCTATTCATTGCTATAGCAACAAACACGCAGAGACAACCCGTAAAGCACATGACGATTTTTGTGCATTGCAAGCAGCAATCAGAAGAAGAGGAAAAACGGTATGAACAACGAACAAGCAATGCAAATATTAGCCGACATGGGTTTACACGAAGGCGGCATGGACAACTGGGTTCCTAACAACGCTTGGTATAGGTTTGCTAATGTTGTGGAAGCAGCAGCCCGTGCTGATGAGCGTGAGCGCATTGAAAAAGCGTGGGACAAGTTATACGGGTGGTGGGAATCTGATGACGAGACTAAAACAAGGGGAACAACATGACAGGCTTTAACAGCAAAAGAAAAGCGGCGCAGGACAAGCTAGAGCAATGGGACAACGAAGCGTTCAATGCGTGGTGGGACAGTGACTACGATGACAGCGCTAACCCATACGAAAAAGACACCTTTGCTTACTGGGCATGGGCAGGATGGCAAGCAGCATTGGCACAGACAGCGCAGGAGCCTGTATGTCCCAAATGCAAAGTGGGAGTGCTTTATGAATGCGTGGCTTGTAGTAGCAACAACTACCCACCCGCAGCACAGCGGCAATGGGTGTCGCTGACGGATGAGGAAATGTATTTGAACTGCCCAAACTGGGTGAGCCAAGAGCAATGCAAAGTTTGGATTCAACAGATCGAAGCCAAACTCAAGGAGAAGAACACATGACACAAGAGACTAAGAGCGTAACTTATAAAGAAGCTGCGGACACAATGAACGCTTTGAGAAAAGGTAATTTCAGTCAGAAGGCCGCTGCCGAAGAAGTAGGGAAACTAAAACTCTACACCGCCCCACCACAGCGCCCGTGGGTAGGGCTGACGGATGATGAGCTGGATAATTTTCTTAAGGCGTCATGGGATCGGGGAGTGACTCCAGAACATTTTATTCAAGCCATCGAAGCCAAACTCAAGGAGAAAAACAATGGTTGAAGTTGGCGATCTTGTTTACATCCACGAGTCATACGGGCCATTGCCTAAAGACTTGTTTGCTGTTGTCACGCGAGTAGCACACCGCTTACCTGCGCTGGACAACAGATACCCACCTGTAAGCGTGGAGCTATGGGTATTCAATGAGAAGTCAAAAATCAGTAGCTGGTATGAACCTGAACACTTAACAATTCTGGAGAAAAAATATGCATGATGATGATGACGACACACAGGTCTACAAAGACCACGACAATTTACTGACCATCACATACCAAAGCGGGTACTACGATGGCAAGAAGGCAGCACTAGCTGGGCAGGAGCGTAACTTTTGCGAACGCTGCGGTAAGCGCACACCTGACCTGACAACGATACACACTTGCACACCACCACAGGAGAACACATGACCCTCGCATGGTACGACCCCACCAACCATCACGTTAGCACGGACAAGAACGACCCACGGTTCACGCCGCTTGGTCAGTTGCTGCCGTTGGATGTTCCCCGCGAGTGGGTAGGCCTGACAGACGAGCAACGGCGTGTGTGCGTAAACACCCCATTCGTTGCAGATCAATGGGCATATATTGAAGCTAAGCTGAAGGAACTCAACAGTGCATAAGTCAAACCACCACGCCGTAAGGATGTTGCTACAAAAGTATCCTGACGGGCTGACTGCCGCTGAGATAGCCGAGCGGTCAGAAAAAAGTAACACTTCTAGTAGGCGTGCGCTGATCGGAATGCCCGATGCGTACATAGACAGATGGATAGCTTACAGAAAGCAATGGGTTGCTGTATGGTGTGTTATTGTCCCGCCCGAAAACTGCCCTAAACCAAGTGAGAAACCAAATGAACCAACCAAAAGACCTACCAAACTTTGCAGCGTGGAACCAAGAGACCTTGGCCAAGTTCTGCACGGACGCGTATCTGCGCATGCAAGAGCAACAGACCGCTATTGAGCAGTATCAAGGCGACCTCAAGGACGCAATGGTGCAGCTACGCAAGGCCATGTGGGAGGCAAGTAAGTAGCATGGCACGAACTCCAGAAGCGGCTGTAAAAGCCAAGATACATGCTGCGCTTAAGGCGCAAGGCGCGTATGCTGTGAACTACATAGGGGGGCTGCATGCTAACAACGGCACCCCTGACATCCTTGCTTGCCTTGGTGGGCGGTTCATAGGTATCGAAGCCAAGGCCGGTAGCAACAAACCCACTGACCTTCAACTACAAAACCTGCGTCGCATAGACGAGGCCGGAGGTGTAGCTTTAGTTATTAACGAAACTAACTTGGAGCTTGTACGTGACATCTACAACACCAAATCCAATTTTGACCTTTTTGCAAGACCGGCAAAAGCCGCTGGAGCAGAAGGAGAACCGCAAATTAAAAGACGCCCTGCGTAAGCGTAAGGCCCGCGCACAAGACGATCAACTTAACTGGAGAGACCATGAAACCCGCGTTGATGACGTTAGACCTAGAGACCTACTACTCCCGTGATTATTCCCTGACCAAGATGACAACCGAGGAGTACATACGCTCCCCACAATTCGAGGCAATCGGTGCTGCGTTCAAACTCAATGATGAACCCGCCGCATGGGTAGCCAAGCCCAAGTTAATAAAAGTACTTACACAAAACGACTGGTCAAACAAGCTGGTGCTATGCCAGAACACGGCGTTCGATGGGGCCATATTAGGCTGGCACTACGGGGTGCAGCCGCTGGCGTGGTTTGACATCATGGGTATGTCGCGGGCTCTGTTCCCGCATGAGAGGTCTCATAGCCTTAAGTCACAGGCCGAGCGCATGGGCGTGGGGGCCAAGGGCGATGAGGTGCTGCGGGCGATGGGTAAGAACTACAAAGACTTTAGCCCCGAGGAGTTGGCTCAGTACGGCGCGTACTGCGTGAACGATGTGGACTTGACCCATGCGTTATTTAAGAAGTACATGGCGTTAGGGTTCCCTAAGATTGAGTTGCAGTTGATTGACCTAACGCTGCGCATGTTTATTGACCCCGTGCTGGTGCTGGACGAGTCCATGCTACGTAAGCACTTGACTGAAGTGCAAGACCGCAAACAGGCCCTTATGGAGTCTGTACGGGACATGATGCTAGAGAAGGCTGACCCTGACTACGTACACGCTATATTTAGCGAGGGCATGGCGGGCATAAAGAAGCTACTCATGTCCAACGAGAAGTTTGCTACGCTGCTGCGCACGTTCCATATAGAGCCGCCCATGAAGATAAGCCCTGCAACGGGGCGCATGACCTATGCGTTTGCCAAGAGCGATGAGGGGTTTGCATCGTTACTGGAGTTCCCTGACGAGCGCGTACAGACACTGGCAGCATGCCGTATAGGTAGCAAGTCCACGCTGGAGGAGACCCGCACCCAACGATTCATAGGCATGGCGCAGCGCGGCGCGTTCCCTGTGCCCCTGCGGTACTACGGGGCGCACTCAGGTCGGTGGTCAGGACAGGACTCAGTGAACCTACAGAACCTGCCCGCACGGGGTGCGAACGCCAACAAGATTAAGAAGTCCATGCTGGCACCGCCCGGACATGTGGTGATTGACTGCGACTCCTCGCAGATCGAAGCGCGAACTCTTGCGTGGCTGGCTGGACAGCAGGACTTGCTGGACGCCTTTACCAATAAGCAGGATGTGTACAGCATCATGGCCGCGAGTATTTACGGCATACCTGTTGACCAAGTTACTACGGGTGCTGGTAGCCAACGCCAAGTAGGCAAGACCGTTATCCTAGGTGCAGGGTATGGGGTTGGCCCCAACAAGCTACAGCTATTCCTACGGACAGTGGCAGGGGTCGAGGTGGACTTAGCCGAGGCCAAGCGTATTATCAACACGTATCGAACTACGTACTCACGTATCCCGGCGTTATGGCAGCGGGCTCAGGACTCGCTTAGGGCTATGCTTATGGGCAACGGCATGCAAGTGGATGCAGTAGGCGTCATACACGCAATGCCAAACAACAAGCTATCTCTACCCAATGGGTTACATATCGAATACCCATCCCTGTATGTACGCAATACGGAGGGTAAGCAAGAATGGTCATACCTCTCCAAAGGCCATCCCGTTAAGATTTACGGCGGGAAGATTGTGGAGAACTTTACCCAAGCGGTAGCGCGGTGTGTGGTGGCCGAGCAGATGCTAAAGATATCCAAGCGGTACAAGGTGGTGCTGACCGTGCATGATGCGGTTGCATGCGTGGCCCCAATAGAAGAGGCCGAAGAAGCCAAGAAGTTTGTCGTGGAGTGCATGTCATGGCAACCAGCATGGGCTACGGGTTTACCATTAGCTTGTGAAGCCGGTATGGGAGCTAGTTATGGCGACTGTTAAAATATAACCCTCCAACAAACCAAAGAAACTCATGGCACTTGCACACTCCTATTCCTCTGTTAAAGACTTTGAAGGCTGCCCCCGTAGGTATCATGAGGTTCGTATCCTCAAAAAATTTAAATCGAAAGACACAGAAGCAACCATGTACGGCACTGCTGTACACAAAGCCTTTGAAGAACGTATCCGTGACAACACCCCACTACCTCAACATCTTGCGCACTACGCGCCATTCGTGGAACCTCTTACCAAAGCAACAGGAGAAATCCGGTGCGAAGAAAGAATGGCAATCCGCGCTAACTTCACCCCCTGCGAATTCTTTGACAAAGACGTATGGTTCCGAGGAATTCCTGATTACCTGTCGATCAACCGAGACCTTGGAATTGCAAGAATAGTCGATTACAAGACCGGCAAGAACAGTCGATATGCCGACCTAGCCCAGCTTGAGTTGATGGCTGCAATGGTCATGACCCACCACCCGGACGTAAACCTCGTAAAAGGGGCGTTGCTATTCGTGGTGGCTGGGGATATCATCAAGACCGAGTTCCAACGCTCGGAACTGGCAACAATCCTGTCGAAGTGGGCGGGCAGGGCTGATGCAATCGAGCAAGCAGTAGTAGTGGGGGTATGGAACCCCCGTAGCTCCGCGCTGTGTAAATTCTGCCCAGTATCTACCTGTGAGTATCACCGTGGCAACTAAACGCAATTACGCCAAAGAGTACGCAAACTATCAAGGTACGCCTGCGCAACTTAAGAAACAATCCGAACGGCACAAGGCCCGCCGCGCCTATGAAAAGGCCAATGGCACCCTGCCGGACAACGTGGACGTAGACCATATTAAGCCCTTGAGTAAGGGCGGCGCGTCCACCAAGGTAAGTAACCTGCGGGCTCGTAGTCAGACCGCTAACAGAAGTTTCGCCCGTACCAAATCAGGTACGATAAAGTAGGCTAGAATTTAATCGCCGAGCAATCGGTGTCTTGTTTCTCCTTGACTTGCCGGGTAGTTTACTACCCGGCTATTTTTGTTTTTCTACTACTCCTATTATGCAAATTATTGACAATAAAGCCCTGCTTTTCAACACAAGAAAGTCCCAACAAATAACCGCACTCATCCCCAAAAGCAAGGTCATCGCA